TTTCCCTGTGTCTATAGATAGAACTACTTCGAGATAGCCTAAAAAGAAGTCTGGGTTGCAAGAATAATTGATAATCCACTGGTGTAGATAATGTATGGATTTGGAAAAACCACTACTATGTCCAGAGAGAATAAGATTAAGGTGAAATATACCTCCTAGTCCTCCTACGGTGCTGGGTAAATATGTCCAAAAGAATAATAGATCCTGTATAAAATCATCATAAATCTGTAAGTATAACATACGATCAGGACTATCAATATATCTCTCTTTTTTCTTTGCCTGTCCATATAGTGTACTAAGTGCTTGATTCAGTGTTGACCGGTTGAGATTTGATTTCCTTATACATAAATATTCGGATATATCATTTTTGACTGCTTCTATGGTTGAATTATAATCCCTTCCTAAGAGGAATCCTTTATCATCCTTGAGGTAATAAAATATGTTATTGAATTTACTGGGTAAGTTTACCGTATTAAGGTATGAAATGTCAGGATTCTGTGACATTATTATGTGGGGCAAACGGACGAGTAATAACCCCATTTTGTAATTCTTCAGATAAGCACATGTCTCGCTGTGATTACTCATTTCTAATCCTGATGCAACAGATGAACATATCCCTGATACTTCAACTTCTTCAGATAACAACATTGGATTGTTTGCACCACTAGTCGATATAAGCTTTTTCAAAGTTGAATCAGCTCTAATCCCGTCAGCATAATGCTGTCTCAACATTGTAACTCTGTGTTTAGATAATGTTGTCTGACTAAATTTGATTATCATTCCAAATTTTAAACAATGTCTAATGACTTTGTTGAATACAGATTGTACTGTTGATTCTGTTGCTTGCCTTATTTCTATTATTGCATTAACATCATCGGAGTATACCATAATCTCAGGAATGATTAGATCTGTCATGATCCTCAGGAGTTTCATCATCAGAGTTGTATGTAATGTCCACAACGGATTCAGCCATCCTTCTATTCCTCCCAATTGTCCATTGCTTATTACAACCTCATCTATAAATTCATTGTAATGAAAAACATCAATAATCGAGAAATAGTCTGGCAGGGTTCCCCATCCTTCCTGCCCGAATAAATTTCCGCAAAACTCTGCTAGTTCTGCGGTATTTCCTGACTGCATTGACTGATTATGACCTTCTATATCTAATAAGAGTGAATAATTTGATTCCTCAACTAACAATTGAGCTGCAGAATGTAAGATATCCTTCCGTTTCTTATCTGTTGGGGTCATAAGCTGTTCATCGAAATATCCCAATACTTTTTTCATCTGAGTGGCAATTAAGCTTAGAGAATGCTTGTCGGATAGTTCCCCATTTGCGAATAATCTTGCTTCTATTTTTTGTTCTCTCTCTTTCTCTATAAGCCTCACTGGATGTTTGCTCCCCAATCTGTCCCTTCGATGATGGGTTAATATGACTTTTGGCTTCTTAGGAACAAAGGGAGCATCTGCAAAAAAGTCTTTCAGACTGTAATCAGGTTGCTCAATGACTTGAAGTAATTCTTTTCTACTATCACCTGGACCTAGATGGATTTCTTTTTTCAAGGCACCCTTATCCTTGGCAAACTCAAGTGCATCCTGTGTCAGTGTATTATCCATACAGTTGTATATTATGATATCATCCCACCAAGATAGTGGTAGTGTATTGATAGCATCATCATCATTGCGG